TTTTTTCTGATCTTGAGGATTTGATGGGATTATTATACCAGACATATTTCACCTTAGATAATTAATTAAAATGGGCCCGTTCTGTTACTAAGTGGAACCCATACTCTAGTTTAACTACTTATGCAGTGCGTAGTGCAGCATGTCCAGCGGCAACAACAGCGCGAGTAGGCGTACCAATCATATATTTCATATACGACTTGCCATCAAATGATGATGTACGTTTATTGAGATAGATTGAATACCCCTCACTACGAAGTTTACTAATCACCGCACGTACATTTTTCACACCATATCGTGCAGAAATTTGTTTTGCGGTTAATTGAGCACCACCCAATAGGGCGTTTGCTACTCTAGTAGTTTGAGTTTCTTTTCTAGTTGTATTAGTCATATTATATTCTCCTGTAGATTACATGACAAAGTTTCAGTTTTAAGTCTTTTGGTTTCGGTAGAACTCACACCGATACATTAGAAATGTGTCAGAATCTACCTGTCATCATTTCCATATGTTCTAATTTCATTAAGGCCATTTCTTCGTTTGCAGATTGAAGTTCGGATCCATATATTTCTTCCCAATATTCTTTACCCATTCTACAATACGAGTTGACATATTGTTCCTTTGTCATCCACGTAATATCTTCTTCCATCGCAAAAACAAACTGACCCATTTTACTCATTTTCATCTCCAAATAGTCTATTCACTTTTTTAGATTCCCCCATATAAAGACACCATAAGGCGGCAGAAAATATAAGTATAGAGGAAAATCCAACAATACCACTTATTAGTTGATATCCATTTACATACATTTGTATGGAGGCAGTAATACCTAATATACCAGTAATGGGGGCATAAGGACCAAACATTACTGCACCTTCTTCCGAATAATTCAAAGTGTGTACAATCTTAATATTACCAGAAAATACTGTCAATGGAATTATAAGGGATATCCATGGCAATATTTGCATTGCCATGGGATTGTGAAAGGAGGCCAATAACAAGACTGGCAAAATTAGGACAATTGGTAGCATTATGATTCCACGGTTGCAGATACTACACTATCAACACGAAATGCACGCCATGCATCTTTATCTAAATCCCACACCGAACGAGAATCTAAATTCACTTTCTTTGTAGAAATTTCCGCAGCTGCAGGCGGCAAGAAATCTTCTATGAGGGTACAACGCATATTTCTAGTTTCACCATTCAATTTAGTGAATTGGACATTCACAATATTAGTTTGTAACATTTCTGTTAAAGTTTCAAAATTCATAAGAGTCATCCTTTCTTGATTAAGTTATATATACGATTATATCCGATTATATCCGATTTGTCAAGTAATTTATACTGCCATTTCAGCTTTAATTGCATCATGGTGTCTGTAATTTTCCAACTTAAAATCATCGACAGTATAATTTCCCAGATGTTTGTCTGGATTAATCCAAAGTTTTGGGAACATGTATGGTGTGCGTTTGATTTGTTTCTCTACCGCATCGATGTGGTTATTGTAAATATGCACATCTCCACCAATCCATATTAACTCTTTGGCATAGTAACCAAGTTCCTTTGCAATGATATAAGTTAACAGAGAATAACTTGCAATATTAAAAGGTACACCTAAAAACAAATCGCAACTTCTTTGATACAATGCACAAGAAAGTCCACCATCTTCACTTAGATGAAATTGACACATTAAGTGACAAGGTGGTAATGCCATCTTATCAAGATCATCAACATTCCATGCAGATAAAATATGTCGGCGACTACGTGGATCTTTGACTAAGTTAATCAACAATTCCCTTATTTGGTCAGTACCATTCCAATCTCTCCACTGTACTCCATATATAGGTCCAAGAATACCATCATCATACCCTAACTCAACACCCTGTTTGTTTGCATTCGCCGTCCAGATAGTTTTCTTGTCTTTTAACTCATCTCTATCTTTGTTATAATGAATTTCTGCTAGGCGTCTTTCATCATCAGAACCTTCAAGAAACCATAAAAGTTCTGAAACAACACTTTTAAATGCAAGTTTCTTTGTTGTTAAAACTGGTATTTGTTCTCTCAAATTTATATTTAATGTTGCATGAAAAATTGACTTTGTACCAACTCCAGTACGGTCTTTTCGATCTTCGCCGGTATCTAGTACATGATATAATAAATCTTGATACTCAACTTCCCATATGTTACCATATCTATGTAACATTTCCATTTCTAAACTCATCCATACACCTTAAACTGCAAATCATCAAAATCACTTTGGGCCAACCACATGCGTTTACTTTTCATACTATCCAAATTATCTTTAGGTATAAAAGTATCACAATCATATGAATCTGGAAATTCTGTTATATAAAATCTTTCGATTAAATCCCAATATTCGGTAAGTACTTTTGCACCACCTATGATGAATAATTCCTTATTATTATTTTTTTCCAACCAAGATCTAGCATCTTGAATAGATACTGTGTCCAAATTTTCATAATATGGTAAACTGTTTACTTTACTAGTAATTACTACATTATGTCTTTTAGGCAATGGTTTGGGCATATTGGGGTCATCCCAAGTATTTTTGCCCATAACCACTATCTTATTTGTTGTGTGAGAACGAAACCATCTAAAATCTCTATCGTTTTTTGGCCATGGCAAAGTACCATCTTTACCAATACCACCATTTGCATCCATTGCAAAAATGGCATTAATCATTGCATAACCATTGGTTTACGTTTTGGGTCTCCCCAATGATCTTTTGCATTTACTCTAATAAATTTTTTATTGGTTTCGTTTTTATTTGGATTTTCAATAGTCAAGACTACATTCTTTCCCAACATCCAAGACTTTTGTTGATTTAGAATTCGACGTGTCGCATAATCTGGATCATTTTTACTACGACTCTTTGTAGTACCATGAATACCTTTACTGGTTTCTCCAGACCGTAACTTTTTCTTACCCATGTTGCAATTCCTTAAATGGTTTCAAGGTCTTTGCAAATGCGCGGGCGTTATCTTCATTCAAGAAGAATTTAGTCGTGACTTCAGGACCACCTTCGCGTGACCAAGGTGAAGAAAAATCGATATGTTTTACCTCATATCCATAAATTTCTCTGCGATCTCCCACATTTTTAACTTTTACAATATGTGGACTTCTTTTCTTTTCCATTTTATATTCACTCTCCATACTACAGTTGATTTATTCAATATAACAGATGTTTATTTATTTGTCAATGGTTTTTCGCAGTTAGTTAAACAATATTTATTTAACTGGTTAGTTGTTGTTTCACACAAATAGGTAAATGCACCGGCGCAGATTACTACAAAAATCAAAAAGTATGTAAACTTTGACCTTATTTCCATAGTGAGTAAAGACATGACCTTTCCTTAGGCGTTGCTGGTTTCTTTTGACAATAAATCAGGAAAGGTTTCGCGAACTAATTTTTCTGTGACTCCAGAAATTTTAAATTTTTTGCAGATAATCTTAACTAAAATTTCTGCATCATTTGCGTTTAAACTTTCTAGTTGTCTGACAAGTATACGTTCTTTTTGTTTCTCTGATTGATTTTTCATATTTTCAGTATAAAATAGATGTATTTTTCGCATTGCCAATGTCATGTTACTTATAGACAAACCAGCAGGATCATCAGCTGGGGTCCACATAGGTAGTGTCTTCTGGGTATAACCAAAGTCAATATTTTTTTCAAACATATGAATTAATATAGTTTGTAAAGTTTTATTATTATTATTTATTAAAATATCTTTTTTAGCGTTCACAGATCTGGTACTTTCTAATTCTTGCACCAATTCATGAAAAAGTTTCATATTCTTGTTCCTTAAAATTTGATATCTCATCCATCATGAGTACCATTTTGTTTTCTATAAAATAGTTAAATACTTTTTGCATATCACCTTCGGGAGTTTTACTAAACTGAGATAAAACTTCTTCTTGTATTGCAGCGGGCACGAATGTTAAATCCACTAACTGTTCGTTTCTACGATATCGTGCCAACATATTTGCATCACAAAAATCTTCAGGGTTTCTACCAGTATCCAACCAATCTTCTAGTTTTTTCTTAGATAAAGGTTTTTGTCTTTTTTCGTTTACAAAAACATCATCATCAGAAAGAACATTAGGAACACCATCACCACGATCTCCGCGAATAATATGTTCACGAATATATTTATAAGGGTCTTCTGTCACTAAAAATTTCTTTAGAATAGGACTATATTGAGTCACATTAGGATATCGTTGCAACTGTTTAAAGTCTTTATCACTTGAAATTATAAGTATTTTCTCCTTAGTAGAAAACTGTTTAGTAAGAGTACCAATGATATCATCAGCCTCAGTCCTATCTACCTCGATAATTTTATAAGGAAATACCTTACGCAAATCTTGTTTTGTCTGCGTAATAGTATTAAAGATAAGATTCCAATCATAACCAGAATCTTCTCTTGTTTTTTTACGCATACCTTTGTAGTAAGGAAATACATCCTTTCTCCAAAAGTTTTTATTGTCGCAACATATTACAATGTTACCATAATCATTCGCAAATCTTTTCTTGATACTAAGAATACTGTTTAGTATCATATGTTTTATTAGGTTTTGATCAAGCTCTTCTTCATCAGATAACTTGTTTATTTGTACCATTAGATTTGAAATGACCACTTGATTTAGGTCGATCAATATCATAATATCACCATTATTTTGTTTACATTATTATTTATACACCAATTATAACATTAAATGTTGCAACTGTCAAGACTAAAATGGTACTTCTGGAGAATCTTCTTCAGATTTTCCAACAATTTTTACGATTTCTACGCGATTGAATGTAGTTTCGTCTTGTTTGTCGTATTCATTAAACGAGTGTTTTTTCACCGTACCGTTAAATGTAAAACATACTCCAACATCCAACTCTGGTTTTTCGTCGGAAAAGAATACACCAAATTTATTGGTTCTGGTAATAAATTTATATACATGGCGTAAACCATAGTCTGTGCGTACTTTTCGCACACCAAGAATTTTACCATACCAAACATCACGTTCCATTAGTTTACCAATATATTTGTTTTCCATTATACAACCTCGAACCATTCTGGGATATCTCGACCTGTCCAAATCATTTGGAAACGGTCTTGTTTTGTCTGATAAAATGCCTGATATGATTTAACAGGACATTCAAACATACATTCTGGGTTAGACTTCATTGCAAGTTTAAATGGTGTATACAAGTTTGACCAGTTAGTATGCGATGGAGGACGTTTTAGTATATCGCGCAATAAAGTGTCAGTAGAATGCACTTTATTGTACCTATAAGTGTACTCGTTACACAACCCAACAAAATGTTTGTAGTGCCACTCATAGTTTGCATTACTCTCCATTGTCCACAATGTAGAAGGGTGGCCTGGATGTACTGCCTTGTATAGTACATTTTCCATATTACTATTTGGATGTACCCAATACTTAACCATACGTTTGCCAGATTTAGATGGACGTTTGGTTTCTCTACCGTCAAGCATACGATGAGCAGTTGACAACATTTGTGCAGATTCAACAATCATTTTCACAACATGTTTATCACATTGCAGTTGTGCAGCAATTACAGGATCGTTATCTAGTCTGAAAATATTCATGTACGTACTCACTGTTATTGACTATACGTACATATTACCACTATGATTCCGTATTGTCAAGTAAAAATTTACAAATATAAAAAGAATCTACTATATCAGAAACAGGATTGCCTACTTTTTCACTTTTGATTTCAAATTCATCTTGCAGATTTCTACCACCATCAGAAATAAAACTCTCATACATCATTTCTTTTTTCGCATTTCCCTTACCACTGGCGAATTTTTTGATGACTGTAGGAGCTACCACTTGATATGATAATTCTGCCTGCCATAATTTCCATTTTAGAAGTCCAGCATTTTCTGCGATATGAAATACTTTTCCTGTAGAACCATAACTATAATCTTCTAATGCAATAGTGTCAATTTCGTCCGTAATAAGAATGTCCATTGCCCAATCAGAAATGAAATCATATCGTTCTTCTGCGCTCTCAAAATCCGATAGATTTTGTTGTCCATCTATATTTTTATAATTATAGTTTGAAAGTTTTTTCTTGTTAGATAAAAAGTATATCTTGCATTTTTCAAAACTAAAGTCTTGTTCTTCACCAACATATGTACACACCGCTGGTGATGTTAAACTATAGTCTATTCCTCCGATTCGCCGTACCATTCTTCATCCTCATCCATATAAGAGTCACTGTCTAATATATAGTCATCCAGAGACTCCCCACAGGCGGGGCAGAATTTTACGGTTTCATCTTCGTCTACGTATTTAACAATAAATTCAACACCACAATAGTTACAATCTTGCAGCTGTTTATTCTTAGGCATAGTTGTGTTCTCCCAAATACCAGAAATTATTTAGGAGAACACTAATTTTAAAATGGTGTCTGAAAACCTACTTAAAAGGTAATTTCACACGCTCCACCCTGACAAGCTACCGCACCCATCGTGTCAATATCTGTAAAGGTTTTATCTGTTAATTGATTTACAAAATCAATAGGTTGAATATTTTGTTGAATTTTTGTCCACTTATGTAATAGGAAAACATCTTTCAAACAATATTCTGCGTCTTTCATATCACCACCAAAATAATTATCTGCAAATTTATTAAATCTACGAATCCATTCTGCACGTAAGTCTGATAACTCACCTTGGAATTCTGGTGGCATTTGTGCGATAGATGTTGCTTCCCACAGGTCGGTAAATCCCTTTCTGGTGTCAACAATCAACCCTGCAGCAAACATAGAAGCACGTCCATGTTTTGCGACAATCTGTTCTTCGGTTAACACTTCAGTCATTGGAGCTTGATTGAAATCTTTATCACCAGATCCAGACAAGAATGATACCCCTGCAAAGTAGTTTTTATTTGCAAAGAGATAACCTTCAACTTGACCCCACATATGTTCTGGTACTGTTACAGTATTTGATACATTATGTCTCAATGTTGAGTCTGCACACAAATGTTCATTTGTGCCGGCCTCTACCCAATTTTGTTGTACCAGTTGTACTTTTTCAAGTAAATCCACACCAAATAAATCTTCTTTATATAAAGAACCTTTTGGTGAAATTACAGGAAATGCAATACAATAATCGGTACGATTGGTTGACCATACAGACTCTTCTACCATGTATGGGTTAGTTTCGGCAATCAAGTTTGCAACTTCTGCCTCTTTATTCATCTGTACGTGTCTAAGGTATCTTGGAGAATGTTCGGCATGAATACCAGAAGCAGTTTCTAAGAGTACGGAAGCATTACCAGATGGTTTTACACAAGTTGTACGAGCTGCAGCATTAATATTAAGTAACTCTGCAACTTCCTTATTTACTTGTTTTACAATATTCGCACCTTCGATTTGAATTTCTGAATCTAATAAGATATCTGGATTGTTCATCCAACCAGTTACAGAAACACCCAATAAGGCTTCTCTCTGAAAAATTTTCGTTGAAGATTCAGACAAATATTTAAAGTTTGTATATCCTGCCTGTAATGTACCCATAATAGCACCGGCACGACATGCCTTAAAGAACTCTTCTTTAGTTGTGCATTTTGCACCATTAATTTCTGTTAGATTACATCCCTGCCAACCAGACTCGCCGTCAATCTGTGGATACATACCAATCTCAACACATGGGTTTGTAGTATGTTCTTTAGATTCCACAAAGTAAAATCCTGGCTCTCCAAACTCCTTAATAGATTTCATTGCGTTAGAAAATTCTTCTTTTGTAATTTCATCTCGTACAATTACAGCAGAGTTATTTGATCTACCACGTTGCGGATTGTCTATAAACCAATTACCTGTTTTTGCAGTCAACATTTCCTCATCGTCTGGTGAGAATAAACATATCGTAGCACTACGTCTAACACCCCCAGCAAGGACAGCATCAGCAGCGTGCATACAAATGTCATACACATGAATAGGACTTAGCCTAGTAACGCCAGAGAGTACTAGT